TAATCTTAGAACTCATGAAGATTTCAGGATATGGTGATTCACAACACGTTAATCCTTTAGTATAAGGTGATATATGAAACTTATTAAAGAACTTGTAGAAGAAGTACAATTTGTTGCTGAAGGTGCTGGGCAACAAAAAGGATATTTCATTGAAGGTGTATTTCTTCAAAGCAATATTAAAAATCGTAATGCCCGTATGTATCCGAAAGAGATCATGAAAAAGGAAGTTGATCGCTACGTAAAGGAATACGTTGATTCAAAGCGTGCGTTTGGCGAATTAGGACATCCTGAAGGTCCCACCATCAACCTTGATCGTGTATCACATATGATTGTATCGCTTAAGGAAGATGGCGACAATTATATTGGCAAAGCAAAAATCATGGATACACCCATGGGTAAAATTGCAAAAAATTTACTTGATGAAGGCGCAAAGCTTGGCGTATCATCACGTGGATTAGGAAGTCTTAAAGTCAACGAAGAAGGTATCAACGAAGTACAAGGTGATTTTTATCTTGCCACCGCTGCTGATATCGTCGCGGATCCTTCTGCTCCTGATGCCTTTGTACAAGGTGTTATGGAAAATAAAGAATGGATGTTCATTGAAGGCGTTTGGACATATCAAAACATGGATCAAACAAAGAAACTCATCGAACAAGCAAAGCAAAAGCAGTTAGAAGATGTAAAGTTAAAAGTTTTTGAAAACTTTTTAACAGCAATTTCTAAAAACTTATAAGATAAACAATAAATGTTTATAAATATTATACAATTGAATCAATTACTTATAGGAGATATTCAATGTCAGTAGAAAACAAGATTAGAGAATTTCTAGGAAAAACTACTGTCGCTGAAGCCTATCCTGGGTTTGGGAAATCAAAGGAAGAAGAATCACCGATGCAAGGTTCTTCTGAAAAGCCAACAACACAAACTCTTGATAAAGGTGCAGGCGCAGATGCAGCAATGAAGGCAGGTCAAGCTACTTCATTAGCTGCGGGTTCAGGTCCTATGGATAAAACACATCCAACACAAGGTTCCTCAAACGCATCACCTGAAAAGGAAGATTTGGGAACTGATGAACCAGGTAAAGTTGCTTCAAAGAAAACAAAGAAGATGCCAGGATTACCAGGACACGGTGCTGGTAATGCCACAAACTTTACTACAATGACTGATCCTGCGTCTGTAGTCAATCAAGCAACATCAAAGGGTAACGTCTACAAAGAAGATACCGACCTTGAAGTTGTTGAAGAAGATTTCATTTCAGAAGAAGAATATAATGCCCTATCAGACGAAGAAAAGGCACAATATGAATTAATTTCAGAAGAAGAAATTGATGAAGCGATGAAGAAGAAAATGGAAGATGAAGAAGAAATGGAAGACGAAGATGAAGAAGAAATGGACGATGAAAAGGAAATGAAGGCTAAGAAAACAAAGATGAAGGAAGAAATGAATTTAGATGTACAAAATCTTTTTGCATCAGAAGAACATTTGTCAGAAGAATTCAAGACGAAAGCTGCATCCTTGTTTGAAGCTGTAGTAACTGCGCGTGTTGCTGAAATTCGTGAACAACTTGAAGAAGAAGTTGCACAAAAGGCAGCTGAAATCATCGAAGCCACAACTCAAGATATGACGGATAAGGTTGATGCTTATTTGAATTATGTTCTTGAATCATGGCTCGAAGAAAACCGTGTTGCGGTTGAACATGGCTTACGTTCAGAAATTACAGATGATTTTATTTCAGGATTACGCAATTTATTCGCAGAACACTACATCGAAATCCCAGAAGAAAAGTTTGATGTAATTGGTGAAATGCAAGAATCAATTGACACCCTTGAATCACAGTTAAACAATAAGATTGAAGAATCAATCAAGTTAGTAAGTGAATTGAATTCTTTCAAGCGTGAAAATGTTGTTAGTGTGGTTACAGAAGGTTTAGCACAAACAGAAATTGAAAAGTTCAAGACGATCATCGAAGATGTGTCATTCGAAGATGAATCATCGTTTGCTGAAAAACTCAATGTAATCAAGGAAAATTTCTTCAACAAGAAAACAACAACAGATGAATCACATGATGATGTAATGCCTGATGCCATCAACGAATCATCATCCAGCGTAATGAAATACGCTCAAGCGATTAGCAGAACGAAGTTTTCTAAATAAATAAATATATAAATATTAACAATTAACAAAGGTTTTACAAACACAGGAGAACGTAAATGTTTCTTTCAGAAAAGCTACAAGAAAAGTGGGCCCCAGTTCTTGATCACCAAGAATTACCCTCAATCAAAGACAACTACAAGCGTGCGGTAACTGCCTTAGTTCTTGAAAACCAAGAAAAGGCACTTCGCGAAGAAAAGCAAGCTCTTTTCGAAGCCACACACAACAACTCAACTGGTGCAGGAATTGACACATACGATCCAATCTTAATCTCATTGGTTCGTCGTGCGCTTCCAAACTTAATGGCATATGACGTCTGCGGCGTACAACCGATGTCAGGCCCAACAGGCTTAATCTTCGCCATGAAGTCACGTTACACCAACAAGTCAGGCACAGAAGCTCTTTTCAACGAAGCTGACACAGACTTCTCAGGTTCAATGGTCGCAGGCCCGAACCATGCAGGTTCAAACCCAGTTGACGGCACATACACAACTGGTACAGGTGTTTCAACATCAACAGGTGAAGGCTTCGGCGATTCAACCGCCCTACAACAAATGGCCTTCTCAATCGAAAAGACAACGGTTACAGCTAAGACACGTGCGTTGAAGGCTGAATACACAGTTGAATTAGCACAAGACTTGAAGGCAGTTCACGGTCTTGATGCAGAAGGCGAATTGGCCAACATTCTTTCACAAGAAATTCTTGCTGAAATCAATCGTGAAGTCATTCGTACCATCTACAAGGTTGCTAAGCCAGGTGCTGCTTCAACAGCGGTTCCAGGAACATTCGACTTAGACGTTGACTCAAACGGTCGTTGGTCAGTAGAACGCTTCAAGGGTCTCCTATTCCAATTGGAACGTGAAGCTAACGTAATCGCGCAAGAAACCCGTCGTGGAAAGGGTAACTTCATCGTCTGTTCATCAGACGTTGCAGCTGCTCTTGCAATGTCAGGCAAGCTTGACTACGCTCCTGCGCTTTCAACAGACATCACAGTTGACGATACAGGCAACACATTCGCTGGCGTATTGAACGGTCGTTTCAAGGTCTTCATTGATCCGTACTCAGCCAACACAGGCGCCGCATCACAATTCGCAGTTGTCGGTTACAAGGGAACCAACGCTTATGACGCAGGTATCTTCTACTGCCCATACGTACCGCTCCAAATGGTCCGTGCAGTTGATCCAAACACCTTCCAACCGAAGATTGGATTCAAGACACGTTACGGCATGATCTCAAACCCATTCGTAACAACAAACGGTCTACAAACTGGTACACCTGACCAAGATACATTCACATCAAACGTGAACCACTACTATCGTCGCATGAAGATCACAAATCTTCTATAAGATTACAGTAGGACAAATGACGAAGGGGAGTCTCGAAAGAGCTCCCCTTTTTCATTTCAGATAAATACATTATAGTGATTAGCATATCATTCACAACATAGTAATTTTAACACACCTGTCAACCGTTGTCAACCGAGAATTTTTTATGGCACAAACACAAGCAACAGAATGGGGAAGAAAGCAACCCGACAATCTTGATTTCCTCAGACCAAATGGATTTCGGTTCCTGATTCAGAGTTTACCAAAAGTCACATACTTCTGTCAATCAGCAAACATTCCTGAAATACGGTTAGGCGTAGCAACACAACCTACACCATTTGTAGACATTCCGCGTCCAGGTGAAAAGCTTGATTTCAATGAACTAACTATCAAGTTCATGATTCAAGAAGATTTGGCAAACTATATGGAATTATACAACTGGATGATGGGATTAGGATTTCCTACATCACGTGACCAATTTAAAAAGCTAACATCAGGGCAAGCTATCACAGGAAGTGATGTAAACTTTAAAGCTGATGGTGGCGAAGTAAGTGACGCATCATTAATCGTGTTGGGTTCTGATAACCATCGTGTTGCCCAAATCAATTTTTATGATTGCTTTCCTATCTCACTAACCGGATTGGAATTTGATGTAAGCTCAACCAATACGCAATATTTCCAAGCTGCGGCAGTATTCAAGTATCGCCAATATGAATTAGAACGGGTAACACCAGAAGTATAACACTTGACAAATCTGTAGGATATGTGTATATTTTTATATTAATGTGCGTGTGAGGATATATGAAACTAACAGAAATTCAAGAGTTATGGAAAAAAGATTGCGAAATTAACATGACGGATTTAGGTACAGAAGCAACACGGGTACCAAAACTTCATGCAAAATATTTGGCATTTCTCACATCAGCAAAATTACAACTGCGTAAAGCAGAAAGTGAATACCTTCGCTTACGTAAGTTAAAAGAAAAATATTTTCGTGGTGAGCTATCAAAACCCGAACTTGATGAATTAGGATGGGAACAATATCTGTTGAACAAACCCCTCAAGACAGAAATGGAAATTGTTCTACAAACTGATGAGGATGTTATTCAACAAGTTGATAAAATTGAATATCATAAAACAGTAGTATATCAATTAGAACAAATTATTAAATCAATTAACAGCAGAACCTGGGATGTAAAATCTGCGATTGATTGGTATAAGTTTACGAATGGTGGCATGTGATTACCATAACAAAAAAGAACGAAACGTATCTACACGTTGATGCTGAACCAAGCATCATGTTAGAATTAAGCGATTTCTTCACCTTTACAGTTCCCGGCGCCCAATTTACGCCGCAATATCGTGCGAAAATGTGGGATGGAAAAATTCGCCTATACAACGTATACACTAAAGAATTATACATTGGATTGTTGCCTTATGTGGCGGAATTTTGTAAAACCAACGAATATCAATATCATAACAAGTGTGACTTTGTCTATGATGATATATCGAAGGCAGATGATTTTATTCAGTCATTGCAATTTCATTCAAATGGTAAACCCATTGACATTCGTGACTATCAAATCAACGCCGTAAAGGAAGCGATTAAAAGAAATCGTGTATTGCTATTGTCACCGACCGCAAGTGGAAAGAGTTTAATCATCTATACACTCATTCGCTGGCATCAGTCACACAATAGAAAGCAGTTAATTATTGTACCTACCACTTCATTAGTCGAACAATTATATGGTGACTTTGCTGATTATGCTGCAACGTCGGATTGGAAAGTATCTGAAAACTGTACGCGCATCTATTCGGGAAAAGAAAAAACAACAGATGTCCCGATAGTTATTTCTACGTGGCAAAGTATTTACAAAATGCCCAAAGCGTTTTTTGAACAGTTTGACGTTATCTATGGCGACGAAGCACATTTATTCAAATCTAAATCACTAACAACGA